CTGCACATCATCTGGCTTACCCTTTAGGTACTTACTTCTACCTTGATAGTAACCATGATGTGATCCATTAACTGCATATCTCTTAAATCGAGATTCTCTATAAACGATATCGTTATGACATTTTTCTTGTACTTCTGTTAATTGATAATCAGCTAATACTCTTATGCTTTGAATAGGATCTATTGAGCCATTAGATATAGGACTCGGTACTATAGATAGAGATATCCCAATAACGGCGGCTACCACGCGGGCTCTCTGCTTACGCAGCCCGCGCTGAGCCCCTTTAAGGGCTCTAGCCTGTAGAGTACCAGACGTGTCAATCTCATTTACATAAGTGCTGGTCAGACCGGCGTTTCGTTTCACGTAATCTCCTATCAACAGCCTGTGTATAACAAGTTGTCTAATGTGGATAACCCTGTGGATAACTATTTATCAGTAGAATAGAACCCAGTACCCTTGAAATGAACTGCTGGAACAGAGCTGTAAACTTTATTCATAGGCTCATCACAGAACGGGCATAAAATGTCATGCGGCTCGTGTACAGCCAGAACATGATCTAGTATCGCAGTCGATTCACAATCATCGTTGCGGCATTGGAATTCATAACTAGGCATTAGACACCTTGCAAGTACGGCATATCACATCGACCAACTTCCACGATCCGCATTGTGCGCATCTTTCAGGTTCTAATTGTACCGAATCCTGCTGAATATCTCCGTAACCGGACTTAAGCAATAGTTGAACCAAGTCACTAAACCGCATGAAAGCAAGATACTCAGAAGCATCTTCACCCTGTCCATTCATACGGCACACCACGAACGGCAACTCCTGATGAGCTGCTGCTCTCTTAGTGGCTTGGCGCAACCATGCTAGGGGCTGGAAGTCTGTCCTAGCTTTAATCTCAACATCGAACGGAACATTGAGAATATCCTTACCAGCCCCTCGACCAACGCTAGCGCTTCTCCACCATTGCGATAGGTAGGCTGCAACCACTCGCTCGGTACGATAGCCTCGGTCTTTCCTGCTTCGGGTCATGCTTTCCCAGCAGAATTAACTGTGTGGCACTCTTCGCAAGTCCACTCATGAAGTAAGTACCGACTCTTTATCTGTGATCTAGTTGGGAACTTGTTACATAACTGGCATATCAGCTTGTAACCCAGTTCCTCAAGCAGTTCAGCATTAGCCCTGAGATTGGCTCGCTGCTCTTCATTGGGGAATTCTTCCCATTCACCATCTTGATTCAAGAACTGTATGTATCCCATCAGCGTTTCACCTGTGGCTTCCATGTGCCATCGGCAGATATCTCGTACCAGATAGGATCGCATGGCTCATCTTGAGTGTTCTGCCTTGAGACATTGCACTTCCACATTCCATACTGCTTGCCCTGCTTAGAAGTTCCGGTCTTCCATACACGAGCACCATGGATACAACTCTCGTCTATCGGAGTGCCACCAAGGACAGCCTTGACCGTCTCTACAGCTTGCTCCATGGTTGTCACCGGTGCAGCACTTGAAATCTCCCATGGATCACTCGCTTTCTCTACTGGTACATATTCCTTCGATGTATCTGCCATCTTTGCTTTGACTTGTGCAACCTGAGCCTTGACTTCTTCATTGGCTTTAACCTTCTGCATATCCTCACGGGTAGGCTTTTTGTTGGTATCAAGTACCAGACTCAGAGCTCGACCAACAGCAGAAGTGACTGTATCTTCTACATAGAACTTGCGGATTGACATTGGATAAGTCGATGCAACTCCGAAAGCGTAATCGACTCCTGCGGGCTGCGTGTCCTCATGCTCACGATAAACCTCAGCCATGGCTAGGACTTCGCCCTTAGTGTTGTCCAAGCTAATAACCTTGGTGACAATCCTGCCGCCCAAGTGCAATTTTTGAAACCTTGAAACACGATCTGCAACAGTCTCATAATCATCTAGGTTAAACATTTTGCTCCCAATCCTCTACACATGATCCGAAATAGAAACATGGACATTCTTCACCTTCACACATATAAGTCATTCTCCTCTGTATGTAGCTGACCCGCTATTGCGAAGTACGCTGCGCCATCGATGTAATTGTCTGGCTTACCAGTCTCCATGCTCCTTGCGATTTTGACCAATGCCAAACACATTGCCACCTGATAATCTGTAACTGGCATTTCGAGGTATGCGCTCCAGAGTGCTGCTGTCCTTTGCATATTGTCTGACGGGTGACCGTAATCAAGTCCTCTGTCTTGGATAGTAGCTCTCGCTTCATTGAGGTAATCACGGGCGTTCATGCCTGATCCTTAGAGGAGTTTATTAGCTGGTAATTAGTTGATTCATTGATTCTGCGCTCTGCTGCAATAAGTCCTTCATAGTGACGGCGTACAGCCATTCTGCCTTCGACCTTGCCGTCTGAGTTTCCTGCGTAATATCCCAGTCCATAAGTGATTACTGAGAATAAGAAAGTCATTACATAAACATTCATTAGATAACCGCCTTGCCAACATACTCTGCTGTCTTGATGATCTGGCTGTATGAAGCATCAGACCACTTAGAACCATCAAGGGTTGTATCGAAAGCTGCGATAATGCGAGTTACTTCATCTGCTGAATAACCTAGTACATCTGTGATTGTTGCTGTTGCTGTAGTCATTTTGAGCCCTTTCGTATTGGGTATTTCCCTTTACGAGTAGAACAATACGCCCTACCTAACCCGACACCAAGCTAATTTTGATAACAGTTTTATAACGAAGTTATCCACAGCCTCGTCACCTAGATCCGGAATAGCTATCTCACCGGACTCTGCCATAGACCTTGCCCTGCACGATAAAAGTGCCATTCTTTTCTATGTTAATAATGTCCACCTGAACCGTAGAATTATGGACATACATGATGGCAAAGGCTTGCTGCCAATTAGCCGTTCCCTTGGTGTATGAGGCTTGTCTAAAGTCCATCAGATTACCTACCTCAACTCCATGTAAAACACGCCCTAAACGCCCACCAGAGGCTTCTGTGAAGGCGCTACGCCCTGCTCTGTGAGTATGTCCTGAGATTACATTCTTGCCATGCCTACGGGCTGCTTCAAGGGCTGAAAGCCCACCCTGCTGCTTGATAGGCGTATGGTCTCCATGAACTGCAATCCAGTTAGGCGCTATGTTCATGGGGTTCTTATGGAAGATTATGCCAAGCTCGTCAAACTTCATAAACTTCTCAAAGCGCAGCTCAGGCAAGGATAGGAATGAGGGAATCTTTTTCATGATGATGTTGTAGAGCCGGTCTGTGTGATTAGATCTAATACAGTCAGTCACGCCCAGTTCCCAGAGAAGCTCTACGCAACGGTCACGGTCATCGCCAAGGCTCTGCTCGTAGGCTTGAGGTGTACCTTCTGACCACTTGCTTATGGTCTGGAAATCAATCTCATCACCGATAGTTACTGTCTGGTCTGGCTTAAATGTCTTGAGGAATCTTGCAATGTTCTGAGTTAAATGCGTGTCCTCGAAGGGCACTTGCAAATCGCTCAGGATTACGATTCTCTTCATTAGTCCTCGTCATCGTCATCATAGTCATTACCCGATATTTTTTCGATGGGCTTAACTGGCAGAATCCAGTCAGGATAAGACTCACGATCTAACAGAAGCCAGAACGCCATGTCTGTAGAGAATCCAGCCTTGCGCAGACTGGTGTAGTAAACGTGCAGAGCAATGCAATAAGCATCTAAAGCTGAGTATGTATCAAGGTCAATGACCTTTTTAGTTCTCGCCATGAGATAAGTGTTACTTACCTAACATCTCGATTATGGTATCGACACGCGTTTCTAATCTATTGACCTGATCCTTAATACTAGAACCGCCGTTGGGCTTAAGTTCTGTCAGGTAATGCTTAATCATAAACTGAGTGTAAGTTGCCACGCCACCAAGGACTGTGATTACTCCTACAGCCCAAGCTGCGAGATCAACCGCGCTCATTACTTCTTAGGCGTTGCGTATCCGAATACGCCTGCTAATACCGCCCAGAGAACAGAGCGATAATCAAGTGCAAAGTTAGATGCACCCCACGCAGCTAGGAATGCTCCTGCTGTAAGGATTGCTGGGTTCTTCATGTTCATGCTGTGCCGCCTATCATTGGGATATTAGAAAAGAACGAGCCATCTGCATCGCCCTTCGAAGTGAAAGAGATATGGCAATGAAAGTCATGCGGATTGATTCCAGAATACTTACGCCAGCGCCAGCCCATGCGAGCGGAAGCAATCTTTCCTGCGAATATGATGTAAGCAATGCGCTTGTCAGACTTTGCTGCGTGTCGAATCTGATCCGCAAGGTCAGGCATGAGGTCAGGCTTTTTCTTTCCAGATAAATCCCTGTCAATATCAATGGCTCTGACGATACCTTTTGCATCAGGTACATGATCACTAACACGCGATTGATGACGGGCATCGCCAATCCAGCCGTCTGAGGTTCTATCTCGATCTGGGTAAGAATCATCTATCTGAAGCCTAAGTTGCTGTCCGGCTTTGCATAGCTTTGCACTCATTCGACTTCATTCCAAGATTGCGCTTCTTCATTCCATTCATACATTTTTTCATCAGACGGTTTAGCAACTGGTGCTTGCCAATAAGAGCCTGAACGAATCCATGAAGGATAAGGCTGAGGCGTAATAAAAATATCCTCGTAAGGATTGTAAGAAAATCCAATCCCTGCGTAAACGCCTCTGATTTTATTGTTGTATGAGGTTTTAATCCAAGTGCCACCAAGGTTATCTATAATCCATTGATAGCCTTCATCGCCTGCTGGATCGTTGTTATCTCCAACAACAACAGCAATAACTAAATTATTTTCATCTATCTGCGCCCAATGACTCATACTGGATACCTCACAATAATAATTCCTGAGCCGCCGTTACCGGCAACTGCACCAGTACCACCGCCACCTGAACCTGTGTTTGCTGTTCCCGCTGTTCCATTGCCAGTCCAGCCACCTGCTCCACCGCCGCCTGAACCGCCACTCAGACCGCTGCCAGATATACCACTTACACCGCCGCCGCCGCCTGCATAGAAACCTGATACTCCAGTTGATGTTGCACTTGCCCATGTCGAATAAGTATTAACACCAGCCCCGCCATCTGAACCTACTCCGCTGGTCGATGAATCAGCTCCTGCTACTCCAGCACCACCGCCGCCGCCGCCGGCGCGCTGTCCACCTTGTCCTGTAATTGTTGCACCAGATGTACCTTGACCTGAAGTTGGAGATCCACCAGTACCGCTTCCAGCATTATTCCAAGCCGCTCCACCGCCGCCAGAGCCGCCTGAATTTCCAACGAACGCACCACCGGCAGATGCACCGCAGCCGCCACCGCCGCCGCCAACTGCTGAAGTAAGTGATGTGAAAGTGCTGTTCTGACCATTAGTTCCATTGCCACCAGCAGAACCAGTACCGCCGCCGCCTATAACAAGGTTGTAAGAGCCTATGGCAAGAGTTTGAGATGTATAAGCTAGTCCACCTGCACCACCGCCGCCGCCTACAGGACCGGTGAGATTTGAACCACCGCCACCGCCGCCACCGGCGATCATAAGAACATCGCAAGTTAAAGGACCGTTTGAAACTGAAAGAGTGCCGTTACCAGTAAACAGACGATAATTAAATCCACCTGATGTAAATAAAGTGCCGCCAGTTACAATTGGAGTTGGTGCAATGAACGGCGCTAATAATCCTGCTGTAATCGCACCAATCACTAGCCGATTGCTCCCACGACATACCAAGTGTCTGTTGCTGTCTTGATGCAGACGGCTGTCTTGTATTGACCTAAGGTTGGAGAAGCTGCTACTGCACCTGCTGAGAGAACTGTTGTTGTGCCTGAGGTAACTGCTGAGATTGTGCAAAGTCCAGCGCCCTTGTTAAGGACTGTAATTGCTGTGCCTACTGGGAAAGCTACTGAAGCATTGGTAGGAATCCTAAACGCTACGGCTGTCGCTTTGTTCATAGGAACTAGGACTTGATACTGATCGTCAGAGACTGCTGTGTAATCTGCTGTCTGGTCTGCATCGACTGTAAAGGTCACTAAGCCGTTGAAAATTGGGGCTGTCAGAATATCTCCTGTAACCGTTGGGAAGCCTGTTGCCATCTGTTTATCTCCTAGTAAGTCATTGCACTCACGCCAATTATACCGCGTTCTGTGCTTCCTATAATGAATCCATCGGTTATGGGCTCAAGTGTTGTAACTGTAACGCTCATGCTGTTAGGGCTGATATTCCATGAAAGACCTTGGCATTGCAGAGTCTTAACGATGGTAGAGCCGTCTGGCTGGATATTGCTGATTCTCAGATTGTCAAAGTAATCCAAGCCAATCATGGTATCTGTTGGAACTGCTGGGTCTAGTAGATCAACAAGCATCTGGTCGATGCGGATAGTTGTCTCAGCTCTAGTGGCTACATAGGTTGCAGCGATATTTAGGGCATTGGCATCGGTATCGATAACTAAGTCCTGTGCGCTGTACTGGTGAGGGAAGTATCGGGCAATGCTGTCTGCGTTGGCTGCAAATTGGGCTGAGCCGCCATAACGGGTTATCTGAGCCTGATTGATAATGAGCTTGTCATCAAAGGCAAATACAAGGTTCTTGTAAGGGATATCGCCGGTCTGATTGAACTCGATAGGAGTTCCAGAGATAGATGAAGCAACCTCGTTACGAGACTTGAACACGGCTGTGCCTGAACCATTGATAAAGAACGCACCCTGCTCCGAGAACTCTGCGTTCTTAACTGCTGCGAGGCTTGTACGCAGGGTTGCAGGGTCAGCGATACATTGGGATTGACCAGTAGCGATTGTGCGCATATTGGAAGGGAAGCCTACTTGATCTAATATCTTGCCTATGCGTGTGCCGGTTGCCTGTCCTGCCCCTGAGTCTGCAACGGTTGTAACCTGAGCCAAGTTAAAGAGACGGAAGGCATCTGCGACATAGATATCCACATAGCCCATCTGCTCTGCTTGGTCATAGGTATAGCGGTACTCGGTTGTATAGCCTGAAAATAAGAACTCTTGGGTTGTGGCTGTTGTAGCTGCTATACGCACCTTGCGAAGAGGTACGAGATAGCCGTAATACGGGCTTGCTGTGTTCTGTGGGTTGAAATAAGAGTCTGGGTCGATAATGCGTACAACGGCTGTACCGGCGATGTACTGGTCTGCTTGGATATCTCTGCCACGATTGATAGTGATGTTACGGACTTGAGGAGTTAGATCAACAATCGGAACTGGAACTGTAGATGAGCCGAGTGTGCCAGTACCGAGAACTCCGTACTTTGCATCGCCAATAGTAAATGGATAGCCGAAAGTCGCACCTGAGCTAAAGTCAAAGGATACCGATATCTCAGCAGGTAAACTCACGAGATAGACCAGCCGCCATTAAGTCGGTTGATAGATGATCCTGTGCCTGACATCGAAGTATCTTGTAATGCAGAAGCAATCTGCTTTCCATCGATATTAACTGATACTTGAATCGGACCTGTTAGGTTTGATGCTTCTTCTGCTCTACGGAAGCTGCCTGGTGTTGATCTAGGGAATGGGGTCACATTGGTCTGTGGAACTTCAGGTATCTCAGGGAATGAAGGATTGTTATTCCAGCCAAGAGAACTGTTAAAGTTAGGGTCGCCTGTGACTATTAGCGCAGCCTTCTTTGCTAGTTCATCTAGATATTTACCCCATGCAGCAAACGGGTTTTTAGCATCTGGAAGGCTTGCAAGATACCCAGCCAAGTCCTTGCTCAGCCCTTGAGCCACCGCTATCTCGGCAGTCAGTTTCTTCGCTTCTGAAACATTGCCAGTAATTAGAGCAAATTGGAGTTCAACGCGCTTACGATCTTCATCAGATAACTTGCCTTTAAGGGCAGCAATAAGTTGAATCTGCTCTAAGTCAAAGATTGAGCCAGCCTTCTTAAGAGCGTTCTGCTTCTTCTGCTCGTCAGTCAAAGCCTTCTGAGACTTAACCTGCTTAGTCTGCAAGGCTGCTAACTCCTTGGCTCGCTTGGCTGCTGTCGCT